CAGTTCGACGAGGCTGCCCGCTGGCGCCACGGCAAAGTGATCAGAGCCGCTCTCGCTAGCGATGCGCATGGCGGCTTCGTGGTCGGTTGCTTCACCCTTGGTTCGGAAGCGCAGAGCCCGCTGTTTGCCGTTTTGATCTCGCCAGCGGACCTGCCACTTGCCGTCAGTGAGTTTCTTGACCGACATGAAAAGCCCTCCCCTGAGCCCTTGTGCACATTTTGTGCACATCAGTAGCGCAAAACACAACGAAAGGGAGCATACGGGGCCGAACCTGTACAGGTGCAGAAACGGCAGAAAAACAAAGCGCCACCAGCATTTTTGCTGGTGGCGCTCGTGGAGGCGTCGGTGGGAATCGAACCCACGTTGAGGGCTTTGCAGGCACTTAGCAGTTCTCAAGGGCTGCATGGCCTGTTTCGGGTGTCTGTGCACATTTTGTGCACATTTGAGACGCGCAAAGCCGCCCCCATCAGTGACAGGGGCGGCTTCAGTCGACCGACTCGGTTGTGGGCTATGCGTGTCAGACGATAGGGGTCTGGTCGCTTCCAATCGGCAGTGCAGGAGCTGCCGTCGTTGAGTCGGGGATCGTGACCAGCGACGGCGTACCGGGCTGGCCGAAAGGCAGCGAAGCGATCGAGGTCAGCAGCGACAGGACAATGCCGCCGAGAACCGAGATCGCGCCGGCCTTGAAGTCGAAGTGATACAGGTCGAATCCTGCGCCGGCACCGGCCGAGAGGATCAGGGCTTGAGCGGCGGTCTTAATGGCGCGCTCGATGGCGTCACGCCAGAAGGCGACGGTGAACATGGTGGCTACTCCTCGTATGGGTGGGTCGTGGGTACAGCGGGCGGATCTTCGAACTCGTAGTCGTCGTCCTCGAGGTCTTCGTCGGGAGTCCAGGTGGGTGATGGGAGCGTGATGGTGGCCATCAGTCTTCGTCCTCCTCGGTCTCGTCGGTCTCGTCGGTCTCCAGTTCGATCTCGGGGTTGTTGAGCGTTGACCACAGCCCGTCGGCGTAGCCGCACAGATCGGTGATGGAGTCCTTGACGCAGCTGGGGTCTTCGTAGGCTGCGCCGGTCTGGAGGGCATAGGAAAGCCGGCCGAGTTTCACGCTCATCATGAGCAAGATGGCGTGCTCGGCGGTCATGCCGTCGTCAAGGTCTTCGGCTGGCACCAGGGCGTTGAAGATCCCTGCGACGCGCCGGTAGTCCTCCCAGAACGGCCCGTAGGCCACGGCTCGATCGCCGGCCTCCTGGTTGGTCAGCGCAAAGGCGTTGAGCAAGCAGCTCTCGTATTCGGGCGCGACGAGCTCGATGCCTTGTTCGTCTTCCATGGTGACCTCCTGCGGTCTGTTGATTGATCAGGCTCGCCAGCGCATAACGAACACTCCACCGCTACCAGCACCGCCGTTGCGGGCGGCAACACCGCCACCGCCACCGCCGCCGCTGCCGTAGGTGGTAGCCGCTCCGCCTGCGGCCGATGATCCACCGGCGCCACCGGCGCCTGAAGAACCGCCTGCGCCTGCGGTGCCGCCGGTCGTGGCGCCGCCTCCGCCACCGGCGGCGTAAAGAATCGCCGAGTCGGTCGGCCATGTTGATGAGGTGCCAGCGCCACCGGAACCTGCGACGCCACCAGTCGTGGCAGCGCCACCGACTGCGGCAGAACCACCACCACCACCGGCGACGCGAAGGGAGAGCGTGGTCGATGAGCGACCGAGGCCGCCAGCGTTGACAAGGCCGAGACCGCCAGCGGCTCCACCGGCATATGTAAACGCGCTGCTCTGCCCGCCGCCGCCACCACCGGAGCCGCCGTTGCGGCCGCCAGTGCCTGAGGAGCCACCGCCACCGCCACCAGTGGCGATCGTGAAAGCGAGATCAGCGCCGCCGTATAGAGGAATCTGCGCGAGTTTTGTGAGGCCGCCAGAAGTTCCTTGAGTGCCTGCGCTGCCGCCAGAGCCAGCGCCGCCGATGGTGACAGCGAGGGCGTAATCGGTCACACCAGCGACCCATGATCCGAGCAAATAACCACCAGCACCGCCACCGCCGCCAACGACGTTCACGCCACCGGCACCGCCACCACCGCCACCGGCAATTGATAGGAATTCCGTGTAGCCGGGAATCAGCGGGTAGAAGTACTCGACTGCGCCATTGGTCGATGCGGTGAACACCGCATAATTCCATCCGGCCGATGTGTATTGCGTCGGCGGCGTGATGAGAAGAGAGAAATCCCAAGCGGGATGGGCCAGCGTCGCTGCGCTCGAAACTGTGCCAACCGTGGAAGGCATTACGCCGCCGCCAAGTCGCCGACCAACAGGTAGACGTTCGTGGCCGTGCAGATCAGCGTCGCCGCCGAATACTGCGCGCGCATCTTGAGCGTCGGCGTCGAGTTCACCGTGGCGCCGCTACCGGCTGCGACGGTGACCTGCCCTGCTCCGAGTTGCGCGAGGTCGATGCGTTGACCGACGGTGAGGCCGAGACCACTTGGCACCGTGAGCGCGATCGCCGAGGCGTTCGTGAGGGTGACGAGTTTGCCGACATCGCCTGCGACGAGCGTGTAGGTCGTGCCGGTCTGGGCGTTTGGCGTTTGCGCGGTGGTCCAGTCTCCTTGCGCGCCGGTTGCACCAGTGGCACCGGTCGCACCCGTGGCACCAGTGGCGCCGGTTGCACCAGTGGCACCGGTCAGACCAGTGGCACCAGTCGGCCCCGCAGGACCGGTCGCACCCGTGGCACCTGTTGGGCCTGTTGCGCCGGTAGGGCCGGTCGGTCCTGCAACCGTGGAGGCTGCGCCGGTCGGACCCGTGGCACCTGTTGGGCCTGTTGCGCCGGTAGGGCCGGTCGGTCCTGCAACCGTGGAGGCTGCGCCGGTCGGACCCGTGGCGCCGGTTGGGCCAGTGGCGCCGGTTGGGCCTTGAGGCCCAGAAACGCCGACGGCGACGATCCGAGGATCGCGCGCCTGAACGGTGATTGAGCTGCCGACGTTGATGGTCAGCGCCACGCTCATCGGGTCACGTCCTGGACTATTTGAACTGGGCCGGCAATCAGCGAGGTCACGGTGCTCGAGTTGGTTTCTTCAAGATCCCAAACTCCGACGCCAGTGGAAAGGGCTCGAGTTGTGGCAGCGCTGAGGGTGCAGGCGAACGTGCCAGCGGCAGCGTTGGTGATGGTGCAGGTAAACGTGGCCAGTGGGGAGGCAGCGTCAGCAGTCGCGCGAATCTGGGCCGCATAGGTGCGCCCGGTGATGTCAATGGCGGCGCCGGCCGAGTCCTGCAAGGTCACCGCAACGGTCTCGGTGTCGCCTATGCGAACGGTCAGCGGATAATTGGCGGGACTGCTCATGGTGTCTCCCTGCGTTGAGCGAACTGCTGATAAGAGGTGCCCTCGTACATGCGGCACAGCCGGTCCATGGAGACCAGCTCGAGGTCGCCGAAGCCGTCGGTGACGTTGTGAAGCAACACGACACCGCGCCATTCGTCGGCCTGTGGGCCTCGGTAGGTCTCTGCGTGTTGGTAAAAGCTGCCGGCCACCAAGCCCATCTGGGGGCGTCCGAGAACCATCCGTTGGCCCCATGCGATGCCTTGTTGGTGGCCTTGCACGAATGAGTGACCAACGGTCTTGAGGCGGTTTTCGATGTTGCCGCTGAGGCTGCGCCCGTTGCCGTGGTTGTAGAAGTAGTGGCTGTACACGAGCCCGTCGATGGTGACAGGGGCGAGGAAGTCATGCACTGTAAAGCCGTGGTTGGCGTAATTGAGATCGCCGGTGGAGATCACACCTTCAAGCTTGGCGTCGTCATCGACGGCTCGGGTGATGCGATGTTCGTGGTTGCCGAGCAGCAAGGTCAGCGTCGGCCGGTAGAGCGGCTTATGCTCGATGCGCATCTTGGCGTTGTGCTGCTCGAGGGGCCGGCACAGTAGGTCGAAGGCTTCGTTGGCCGCAGCGATGTCGTTGACGTAGCGCCGGCCTTCGAACTGGCGCTTGCCTCGGTCATAAGCCGAGAGGGATTCCATGTCGGCGAAGTCGCCGAGACAGATGATGTCGGTGATGGTTCGGCGCAGATCGACGATGAGCTGACCGAGCCAGCCGATGTGTTCGATGGGCACTCCTGGCTTGACTTGGCAGTCAGGAATGATCAGGTGCGTGCGTGACTCGGTCATCGTCGCCTCCGATGAGGTGGTCACCAGCGACGGCGACCACGATGGTGCACGGTTTCGTGGCGCTCAAGTCGATCGACCACGCCTTCAACCTTCTCGTCGACACGATCAACGGCTTCATGCAGATTCAGCAGCCGGTCGCGCACGTCGGTAACCAGCGCTCGCCCTTCGGCGTGCTGGTTCGAGTTCTCACGGCGCAGCTTCGACAGTTGCACGATGGCGCCAACAATGGCGCCGATCAACATCGAGACCACGGTCGCCAGGGCGATCCATTCAGCGGCGCCCCAACCGGCCGAGTCGGTGACGTTCATGATGCACTACTTGGCGATCGGGATCGGACCGAGGAAGTCTGGCGAGGTGACCCAGCATTGAGCCGCTCCGCACTGCTCCGGCTTCGTGTCGGTCGGCGGGGTGAGGATCTTGCCGCCATTGAGCCCAAGGACGTACTGCATGGCTGCGACCTCAGCGGCATCTTTGAGATGCCAGCGCGATGACAGGTTGGCTTGCACAACCCACACAGCCGGGTCGTTCTTTGCGCGCATCAGCCAGACGTTCACGATGTCCTCCTGGGACGGTTTCGGAGTGGCGCCACCGGTGAGTCGGCGCATGAATTCTTCGTGGGGCCAATTCGGGCCCGGATCGGTGTGATCGGTTCCCATCCCGATGCTCGAGAGGAAACCATGAGTGGTGATGCCAGACACGCCAGCGTGCAGCTGGTCGGCGGTGAGCCACTGTTGCGATATTCCGTATCGGTCGCACAGGGAGCGCACCAGATCGACAAGGCGGTCCATCTGCGCCTGTGCGTCAGCCGACCCGAGCCATTCGGCGTCATAGGCGGCATAGCCGGTCTGCTCAATGCCGATGGAGGCGCCGCCGGCGTACTGGTTAGCGTTTCCGCAATGCCAGGCTTCGGCTGGCGGCAGAACACCGCACCAGACCTCGCTCGGATCGACCATGTAGTGAGCCGATGCCTGCGGGGAGGATGGGCCGGCGAACCAGTGAGCGACGCTGCCAGCCCTACCAGTCTCGATCGGGCACTCCATGCAATGGATGACGATCAGGCGAGGTTGGCCAGTGGCCGGCGACTGGTTGACCGCCGCCACATACGGGATGGCGTCAAGGTTCATTAGGCGGGAGCGCCTGAGGGACCGGCATCTTCAATGATGAGCGATGCGGTGGTAAACGTCTGCGTCGTTGCCGACGAGGACGACAGCGCACCGATCTTCCATGTCTGTGTGCCACTGGTTGTCGAGGTGAACACGAACGACCCGCCAGCGTTTCGGCGTTGATTGGTGCCGTTGAACACATTGGTGGGGAAAGCGAACAGCAGCGTTCCGGTGCTGGTGTACATCCCGACTGAGACGTTGTCGCCGGTCACCGTAGAGTTCTGTAGGTCGCCGGTGAGCGTGACTTTGTAGTAACGCCGATTCACACCGGTCCATGTGAAGGTTGAGGTGTAGGCGATCGTGCTGTTGAAATTGAGCGATCCGGGAGTTGCCGAGATCGGCGTGTAGCCCCACGGCAGGTTCCACGGTGCACGCCAGGTGGCGCCGTTGTAGATGTACAGCCCGTTCGTGGAATCGTTCGCAGAGAGCGTTGATGCCATACCGTTGATGGGGATCGCCGGACCGTTCGTGGACCGGTCACTGGTCGACGAGTACGGCGTGACTACCTGATCTCGCACGTTGGCGTTCGCCCAGGCGCTGGTGATGTAGTCGCCGGAATTGATGGTTGTGTACGGCATGTGGCGACCTCCAAGGTCGAATCGGGATTACCAGCCCCAGCGGGCGTAATCGAAATAGCCAGCCTGCGAATCAATGCCATCGAACAACGCATAGCCGACGTTCTGATAGACGGTGGCTGATGAAAAGTTCAGAGTGGTCAACCAGTTGTCAGGGGTGATCCTGTGAACAATTCCTTCGATGAACACCAAATGCGAAGTTTCCGTAGATTCACGCTTCGGGGTGTGAAGGATCAGAGCACCTTTGCGCAGACCGATGTCGCCAACGGCAAGCGAGTAGAACAACGCACCGCCAGGTGCGCCGGTCTCCCAGTCGGTGTTCTCTGCCGCCAGCGGAGAAAATGTTGCGGTCTCAACTCGCAGCTCGGGATTCTGGAACACGTCGATCTGACGTTGAGCGAGTCGCAACACCGTTGAGTCTGAGGTGTTGAGAAGATCGGTTCGGCTGACCGAACGATCGCCATACAGGGATCGTGAGAATTCGGACACGACTCGCTGCGCAGTACCACCGACCGCTTGATAGTTCACAATGTTGGTGACGAGATCACCGTTGTACGAATAGCCGATGTCTTCGTAAACGATTGTCCGACCGAACTGATCCGACTTCTCATCTGACAATGTGACCAGATTGGTCAGTCGGCCCTTTTCGACCTGTGCGTTCAAACCATCGAAGATGGCGGTGCCATCCGGGTTGACGTAGAAGTAGCCACCCTCGGAGTCTGCGGTCAGTTGCAGCAACGCTGTGGCGTCGCCCTCAAGCGTTGTTTCCTGAACGGTTGTGGTTCCGGGATCGATGATTCGGTTGTAGCCCCAATTTGCAGCATCGAGGATGCGATTGACTCGGGCGCCTGAGGTTTCGCCGGCGCCGACTGCGGCCTGAGCGATTCCGTTCCACTGCGCTAGTCGCGACTCAATGCCGACAGCGGACACTTCGACGACAGCGTCGTAACCCATCTCCGGGTACTTCTGATCCCAGGACTGAATGAGACCAGTGAACAAAGCCCAAGAGTACGTCTGGCTGCCGAAGCTGTAGGTCGCTCGAACGCGGATCTGGCGTAGAACGCCGATGGTGGTGGCGTCTCCGACTCGATACGGGCTTGAGGGGTTGGATGGAGAGAACCGCCCGTCAGTGTTTCCGAGCGTGATCGATGCCGTCGAGGTGTTGTATCGGTTCGTCTGACGGCTGAACTGGTGAGAGGTCTGAACTGCTTTCACCCATTGAGTGATGTCGGTCCACTCGGGGTCATATCCGGTGAACTGAGCGGTGCTTGAGTTCCAAGTGTCTTCGTCCCACTGTGTGAGCCCGGACGGGGCTGGCGGTGGGCCAACATAGGAAACCGGCCGGGATAGATCGGCTTCGACGTACAGGGTGACAGCGCCGCCCCAACCTGTCGTGCCCATCAGTTCCTCCAGCCAGTGCCATTCATGCGCTCGTACTTGCGGATTGCTTCAACCACATCAGCGCCATCAGAGCCAGGAGGCATGGTGATGTTGATGGTCATGGTGCTACCGCCGTCACCGCCGGCCATGGCGTGCGAGGTGGACAGTGCGTTGACGACCGAACCGCTGCTCGAGGGGATGAACAGCTCGGGGCCGTGCTCGCCGACAAGCGAAGCCTGTCCTTGAGACAGGAAACCGCCGGAGGCGTTCTTGGGAAGAAAAATGCCGAGACCGTTGCCTTTAGTGCCGGGATCGTGCGCCAGCATCCACTCAAGATCATTGCGACGGTTCGCCAGCAGTCGGTTGCTCCTCTCAAGTTCCGAGTCGTCTGTCTCAACCTTGAGCACGCGACCCTTGAGTAGAGCAGCGACGGTTGCGGCAGTGGCATCAACGCCCAAGATCTTTTCGCTGAGGGCCTTGCCTGCCTCGGTTGTCGGATCAATTCCGTTGAGGCGCAAAGTGTCGAGCGCTGCTTGCAACTTTGGTCCAGAAACCGAACCGGTAGCGATTGCTTCGCCGAGTTTCGTTTGAGCGCTGGTGAGATCGTATGAGGCTTGCCATTCCTTGCGCAGGGCCTGCTCTTTTTCGGCGCTCGTTTTTGTGCCGTCGTTCTGGATCGTCTCGTAGTTTTTCTTTGCTTCGGTGAGTGAATCCTGCGCACTCATCACAGCGAAGATTGGGTCGGTTGTGCCTCGCAGAACATCGTTTGCGTGTTTGATTGATGCTGCGTAGCCGTCTTGTGCGTCGGCTGCCTCTTTGGTTCCGGCTTTGTTTGCGTCAATCTTTCCGGTGTAGGCGGCCACCGCTGCGGCCACGGTGGGGAACACGGTTCCGCCTTTTTCCATTTCTCCGAGCCAGACAAGCATTGAGTCCTGGCTTTTGCCAGTGGCATCAGACAGGGCGACTGACGCGGCCGTCATCATGCTCAGCCTGTCGTAGCCATCGCTGAGGCCTTCCAGTTTTCCGACTTCATTGAAAGCGTTCCAGGGGTCTCTTCGTGTGAGGAAGTTCCACACTCGACCCGCCGCGCTGTCGCCATTGCCTCCAAAGGTGGCCGTCATTTTGTTGCCGGTGTCGGTTAGCGCTTTTTGCACCGATGGCAAGCCGCCAGCAAGTGCGTCGGTCATGAGTTGGTCGTTTAGGTTCTTTTGCGAGGCTTTCGCTTTGTCGGCTGCGCCTTGCATGACGGTGTATGCGGTCACTGCCACAGTGGCGGCAGCAGCCGCCATACCGAGCACGCCGATACTGGTCTGTCCTGCAACGCTCATCTCGGCGTAGGCAGTTTTTGCTTTCTGAACTTGCCCGGCCATGAGCAGGAAAGCGCCGCCGGTCACGAGCACCACGCCGCCAAGAATCACAACCGGCGCGACGATGTCGCGAACTGGTCCCGGTATGCCGGTCATCAGCTCGGTGAACTTTGTCAAAATCGGCAGCATCTCGTTGCCGATCTGAACCTTGGCGCCGTCGATCGCAGCGCTGAGGTGGCGCTGAGCGACGATGTTCGCCTTGACGGCGTCGACGTTGTCCTGGCTTAGAACTAGGCCCATCTTCTCGGCCTCGGTTGAGAGTTCGGCGATGCCGTCCTTGCCTTTCAGCAGGAAGGGCAGCAGGTTGGCGCCGGAGCGGCCGAAAAGGTCCAGCGCAGCGGCCGTGGCCTCGGTTCCTGGTCCCATTTTGTGGAATCGGTCGGCCACGTCGCTGAGTACGTCGGTCATCTTTCGCAGATGGCCGTCTGACGTTTTCGCCTCGACGCCGATTTTGCCGAGCTTGTCGGGAGTGTTGGCCATCGTCTTGGACAACTTGCCGATACCGACGGCGAGATCGTCCACGCCGACGCCGCTGATCTTGGCGGCGTAGGCAAGTTTCGACGCACTCTCTGCGTTCATGCCGGTATAGCGCTGAAGTTTCATGACCTCGCGCCCGAGATCTGTTGTGGTGTTTGCTGCCGAAACACCAACGGCAAGCAGACCGGCACCAGCGGCCATCATGCCGGCGCCAACCTTGGTGGCAGTACCGGAAAACTTGGAAACGGTGCCGTCAGCCTTGGCTGCGTTCTTTTCCGCTTCGCTGGCCACCTTCTTCATCTCATTGATGGCGCCAGAAGCGTCACCAGTGATCAGGATGGCAAGCCGCTCAACAAGAGCCATAGTTCACTCCTTGGGTACGAGCAGCACTGCCAGATCGCCGAGGCGTTGTTGGCGTGTCACGGATGGTGGCCAGCGCATGTCTCGACCAAAGACGCGCAAATAATCGGTCAAGCAGCTGAATCCAAAGGGGCCGGCGATACGACCTCGCGCTTGATGGCCTTGAGTAGATCAACGACCTTGATGGTTTTGAGTCGAGCGTCGACTTCGTCCATGGACAGGTTGAGCCGTTGAGACATGCAAACAGCAAGAATCGCTCGGCAGTGAGATGCCGAGCGAATGGGCTCAATGTCGCCCCAGGTGCAGCCCGCAACCTTTTCGATGGCGAACGCTTCGTCCAAGGTGAGGTCATCTTCGGTAACTTCCAAGCCATCGAATCGGATGACCCAACGCATGGCGGCAGCGCCTTCGCTGAATCGCAGCTGCAACGCTTCTAGGAAAGCACCAAGGTGATCGTCGTAGTCGCCTGCGGCGATCCGATTGGCGATGTTTTGACCTGAGGGTGAAGTCACAGTATTCCTTTCAATGCGCCACCGGCCTGCTTGCCGAAGGACTTAGCGAGCTCGCCACGCACTGCGTGGCCATAGCCGTTGGGAGCGATGCGCAGCGCTGCCGCTTTCGACTCGGGCCAAGCGCTCTGCTCACCTCGAGTGCCAGGGTGAAAGGCATACGCGCGCAGGTTGCCGCCGATGGTGAGCGCATGAGCACCGCTGCGGGTGCGCATCGTGCCTTTCATGGCTTGCTGGCGGGTTGAGCCGTACTGGTTGTAGTTGACCTTGATCTGCTTGGCGCCGATGACGCCTCGGTTGGCTTTGAAACCACCGGAGGCAGATCGGTCCGAAAACGCTGCACCAATGCCGAGCC